AAGAGTTCTGCCGACACCTACAGCAGGCTCAAGACAAAGAAGAAATCTTGCTGCGACGTCCGTGGACCGACGAAGAAAAGAACCAGACTTTTTTCCGGTTGAAGGATTTTGAGGCGCACCTGCGCAAAAATAAGTTCTTCGAGTACAAAAGCCATAAGATTGCGCAACGGCTGCGCGACATTAACGGCGACAGCGTCGTTCTTAAAATCAAAGGACGCTCCGTGCGTGTGTGGCAAATACCTGCCTTTGAAAACGCCGATATGGTTTTCGATACGTCCCGGCTAAAACGTCAGGCGGAGGTTCCGTTCTGATGGAGGACTTTCGAAAGAGACACCGGGAGAGGAATTGGAATATTTGGCGGATGCGCGTTCTGGAGAAAAGAACGCTGCCCAGCATTGCCCAGCGGTTTGATCTTAGTCGAGAGCGGATTCGTCAAATTGTTCTGGAAGGTAATGCGATCTTAGAAAATCGACCGGACTATTTTGGCAGGAAACAGTAATGTTTCGCATTTTTGGACCGCCCGGCACCGGAAAAACCACTACGCTTCTGAACATGGTCGATGAAGCCCTGGAGAGCGGCGTACACCCGCATAAGATTGCGTTCTTAGCCTTCACCCGCAAGGCTGCTAATGAGGCCAGGGACCGTGCCGCAGCGCGTTTTAACCTCGACCCTAAGAAAGACTTGAGTTACTTCCGAACGCTGCACTCTTTAGCCATGTCTCTGAGCAATATCCGCAGTGAGCAGGTTATGCAGGAGGAGCACTACCGAGAGCTGTCGGAAACGATAGGCGTAGAGGTTTACAGCTCCACCCAAGTAGGCGCGTTCGAGGAAGACATAACTGCCATTACGTCGAACAAAAACCCCATCCTGAACGTTATCAACCTCGCCCGCCTGCGGAAGGTGGATTTGAGAGACCAATATAACGAAAGCAATTTGTACGAGTCGTGGAACGTCGTGAATTACGTTGCTACAAGCCTGGAGGCATACAAGGGCAACATGGGCCTTTATGATTTCACAGACATGTTGGATGAATTTATACGGTCCGCGCATATGACCTGCCCGCATTTCGATCTGTGCTTCATAGACGAAGCTCAAGACCTGAGCCCGCTGCAATGGGACCTCGCGCATATTTTAGACGAGAACTCGACGCGAACTTATTGCGCAGGAGACGACGACCAAGCGATTTACCGATGGGCCGGTGCCGACGTTGACCACTTCATCAACCTCCCCGGCGGCTCAGAAACGCTTTCTCAATCGTACCGAGTGCCGCGTCGAGTTCATGCCGTCGCGCAAACCGTCGCCAGTCGCATTAACCGCCGGTTCCCGAAGAGGTACGAACCAAAACCCGAGGAGGGGCACGTCCAAACTGTGGCGGGCATTGAATATTTAGACATGAGCAGTGGCGAATGGCTCATCTTGTCTCAAGCGGGATACATGCTGCAAGACGCCGCCGCGTGGCTTAAATCCGGCGGATATTTGTTTAATTACCGCGGCTCACGGTCCATTGGCAAGAAATTATCCGATGCCGTGAACGGGTGGGAGACTTTACGCCGGGGCCATTCAATCCCTGTTGTGCTAGCGCGGCAGGTTTATGCTTTTATGTCTGCCGGGACGCGCATAAAGCGCGGATTTAAGAAGCTGACAGGCCTAGAGGACGACGACGTGGTTAGTATGTCCGCGCTGATGGAAAACCACGGCCTGTTGGCAGATCAATCCATGATTTGGTCAGAAGCTTTGGATAAAATTCCGGAGACCGACAGGGCGTATGTTACGGCTCTTTTGCGCCGCGGCGAAAAGTTCAACGCCGAACCCCGGATTTCGCTGTCCACGATCCACGGTTCAAAAGGCGGCGAAGCCGACAACGTTGTTCTCTACACTAGCCTGACTAAAGCCGCAGATGATGACATGCAGCGCAATCCGGACGACATGCACCGGGTGTTTTATGTCGGAATTACTCGAACCAAGGACACCCTTGTCCTCGTAGAACCCGAAGATGCAGCAAGGAGCTACTACATATGAACCGTGAACAAGTCCTATCGAAAGCTGAAAAGCTAATTAACGGTCAACGGGCTACAGATTATGGCGACGCTTATGAAAACCATGCTCGGATTGCAGAGGGTTGGAACGTGATTATGCGCGGAGCGTTGTCAAATTCTGGATATCTGACACCCTCACACGTCGCGCTCATGATGGACTGGCTCAAGACATGCAGGCTGTTATCCACGCTGGATCATGAAGATAGCTGGGTCGATAAGGCGGGGTACACGGCCCTCGGTGCTGAGTTCGCTTTGAAGGAAAAACAGGTTGACTAAATTGCAAATGGCGATGTTTCCGCCAAAAAGCGAATGGGTCCCCCCGCTGGAGCTGCCCGACATCACGTCAGCAAAAACAATTGCAATCGACGTTGAAACGTCGGACCCAAACCTGAAATCAAACGGTCCAGGGTGGCCGACCAAAGACGGGTTCATCGTAGGATACGCCCTCGCCGTGGACGGGTGGTCTGGTTATCTGCCTGTAAAGCATTTCGGTGGTGGAAATCTCGACGAGCGCATCGTGTCCCGATGGCTCAAAAAGGTGTTTGAGTGCCCGGCAGACAAGGTGATGCACAACGCCCAGTACGACCTCGGATGGATTAAGGCTACCGGGTTTGAAGTTAATGGTCGGATCATCGACACGATGGTCATCGCATCGTTACTGGACGAAAACCGCTTCAGCTACAGCCTAAACGCACTATCCTACGACCTGCTGAACAAAACCAAATCGGAAAAGGGGCTGGTAGAGGCAGCGCGCGAGTTCGGCATCGACCCAAAAGCCGAAATGTGGAAGATGCCCGCCATGTACGTCGGACCGTATGCGGAAGCCGACGCCGAGCTTACTCTTGAATTGTGGAACTACTTCACCGGACAAATCCGTAAAGAAAACTTAACAACCATCGCCGATTTGGAACTGAACCTCCTGCCATGCCTCGTAGACATGACCATGCGTGGCGTGCGCGTTGACCAGAACAAGGTCGAAATCACGCGAAACAGCCTTCTCAAACGAGAAAAAAGCGTTCTTCAGGAGATTAAACGGATCACCGGAACCACCGTTGAAATCTGGGCCGCTCAATCCCTCGCCAAAGCGTTTGATGGTATGGATATTGGATATCCCAAGACCGAAAAGGGCGCGCCAAGTTTCACCAAACAGTTTTTGCAAGAGCATGAGCATCCAATCGCGAAGCTTATTGTCGAAGCGCGGAACCTGAACAAAACGTCCGGCACGTTCATCAACACAATAATGAAGCACTGCCGGGCCGACGGCCGCATTCATAGCCACATCAACCAAATTCGTTCTGACGACGGCGGAACCGTGTCGGGGCGCATTTCAATGTCCAACCCCAACTTGCAACAAATCCCGGCCCGCGATCCAGAACTCGGACCGATGATCCGAAGTCTTTTCTTACCGGAAGAGGGCGACCAGTGGGCGGCCATTGATTTCTCGCAGCAGGAACCACGCATCTTGGTCCACTACGCGCACCTTTACGGTAAAGCCCGCGGCGTGCCGCTGCGCGGCGCAGAGGAGTTTGTGGAAGCTTACTCAACAAATCCAGACACTGATTTTCATACCATGGTCGCGGAAATGGCCAACATCTCCCGAAAGCAGGCTAAAACCATTAACTTGGGCATGATGTATGGCATGGGTGTAAACAAACTGTCGGAACAATTGGATGTATCCGTGGACGAGGCCAAGAGCCTGACTAAGCAGTATCATGATCGCGTGCCGTTCGTTAAAGGATTGATGAACGGCGTCATGAACCGTCTTAACGAAAAGGCGTCGTCCGGTTCGCTCCGGTCCATACTCGGCAGGAAGTGTCGCTTCGACCTCTGGGAGCCGGACTCGTTCGCCATGCACAAGGCCATGTCCTACAAGGACGCGGTCCTCGAACATGGGCCCACGGCGCGCTTAAAAAGGGCCTTTACATACAAAGCTCTGAACCGTTTGATCCAAGCGTCCGCAGCCGACATGACAAAAAAGGCTATGGTCGATATCTACCAGAGCGGTAGGCTACCGATGATCCAAATTCACGACGAGATAGCCATGTCTGTGGGGTCAAAAGAAGAAGCTTTCGATGTCGCGAAGATCATGGAAAACGCCGTGCCGTTAGAGGTTCCGTCGAAATGTGACGTCGAAATCGGAGATTCCTGGGGGGCCGCAGAATAACCGCAGAATAACGGGATTGCCCTTGCTTATTCGGATAAATTCTCATATGTTCTTACAAAATCTTTTTATGGAGATGAATTATGGATACCGAGCGTTGGAAAAGTGTTTTGACACCCCGTGACGTGTATGACGAATTGAAAAAAATCTCTCGCGAAGAGGGACGCACCATCAGTGGTCAACTCCGATATATGTTTGAGGTGTATAAAAACGTTACACCTAGTCAAAAAATGGACGTGAAGATAAAACATTAGTGGCAGGTATGCGATAGACCATTGACATACGCATAAACGCGCTTTATTTTCACCCTACTGCTCGTAAGGTCAGACGGTGCAGTGCCTCTCCCGTTGATGACCGCGACGCCCCCGGTTCCTCCCTGTCCGGGGGCGTCTGCTTTTTTACATTGTTATGGTTCTCGTTGATAATTCGTATATAGTCGTTGATAACTCTTATATAATCGTATATAATCGCTATCTCACAAAAAAGGGAAAGCGAAATGACTTCGATTACAAAAAAAATCTCCTGGTCCGACGCTAAATTCGTTGTGGAAGAGGCGGTCGAGAGCCAAATCGCTCTCTTACAACTTGGGGGGATGGGCACTCAAGAAGAGCGCGACGCAGACATCCAAAAAATGCGCGACGCCTGGACCCGAATATTGGTCGGATAAAAAAACAGTTGACGACCTATGCGATAACCCGCATAGTGTTGCTTCTACATAACACAACAGGAGTATAAAATGGTTTCGAACAGCTATCACAACCCAGTGCCGCGGGATGACGCGGAAATGCTTTCGATCACTCAGGTCGCTGACCAGACGGGTTTTGGCGAAAGCACAATTTATCGCAAATCTCGTGGGGCAGGTTTTCCCCGCCCTCAAAAAGTCTGGGCCGTGGCCCAGGGCGGCGCTAAACGTTTGCAGCTCCGTTGGGATGCGGAGGAAATAAACGCTTGGATGGAGCGCCAAACAAACCCAGGGCGCACTGGTCGGAGCGCGCCACGCCCTCAAAACCGCAAACCGCGTAACGAAACGGTGGTGCCCGTGCCAAAGACCGCGGCCCCCGAGCCATACAATTGGAAAAGGGAGCTAGCCATTGGGTTGCCAACAGCGCTCGTGGGCGCAGGAGCGCTAGGTGCGATCCTGGGACTGGCCTTCCCGACCCTGATACGCTGGCTGGGAGCGAACTAATGGATATCAGTGTGCACGATGTCACCGACATCACGGTCGGTCCAATTCAAGAAAGGGACAAGGTTTATTGGAGGAAAATTAAAATTAAAACCCGCAGGGGAAGGCACGAAATCGTGTGCTTTGAGGCCCCCTGGGCCAGAGCCGACAAAGGCGAAGACTTGGAAATCACTTTGGCGGAGGAGCCGGTGTAATGAAGAGAAAGTTTCATGCCGGGGACTACGTTGAATGCCCCGTTTGCAACGGCACCGGCACGGTTACCGTCGAGGACCACGTCGTTTCGTGGACCCACGGCGGTTATATTCGTGACCGTGAAATTGAGTGCTTGGAGTGCGGCGGTAGCGGCTCGATTGAGGGAGAAGAAGATGATTGAAACAGCCTTCCTGTGCTTGGCTTTGGCCGTCTACTATGAAGCCCGTGGCGAGGAACCAGCCGGGCAGCGCGCCATAGTGCATGTAGCGGAAAATCGTGTGGACCACCCCGCATTCCCAGACAATGCCTGCGCCGTAATTAAGCAAAAAAACGCTTTTTCGTTCTACTGGGACGGCAAAGACGAAAACCCCAAAGATGCAAAGGCCTGGGCGGAAGCGCAACGCGCCGTCCGCGAAGCGTGGGAAAATCCGTGGGAAAATATGGGCGCGACCCACTATCACGCGGACTATGTCTCACCGACATGGTCGCGCTCCGCAAACATGACACGCCTTGGTAAAATAGGCCGTCACATCTTTTATTTGGAGGACAGAAAACAATGAGCGCTACAAAAAAAGCGGGAGATATGGCTCAGGAAGGGTTCGCGGCCGAAGACATCGCCACGATGCTGCAAACCACCCCAGCGGTAGTCCGCACCCTCCTGCATCGAACGAAAAGCGGGGGCAAAGCACTGAACCTGCGGCTTCCGGACGACATGCTGTCGGAATTGGAAAAAAAAGGGGCGTCTTACCAACAACCGCTAACCGCCAAAAGCATCGCTCAAATCCTGTTGATACGAACCCTGCGCCAACAAAACTTGGAGGAAAACAATGAAAGTCACACTTGAAAGCTACAGCCAACGCCAAAATCATCGCGCCGGTAACACCCTGCTCGATGACATAGCTTATTTTGCGCGTGTCAGTAATCCGACCTCTCAAATCAGCGGCCTCAACAACCCCGGATTGATAAACTACCTGATCCGCAACAAGCACTGGAGCCCCTTCGAGATGGCTCACGCCTGCCTTTGTATCGAAACAAGCCGAGCAGTTTCCAGACAAATTCTTCGGCACGGAAGCTTTAAATACCAAGAGTTTAGCCAAAGGTACTCGGCCACCGAGACAAACACCGACCGGCAGGAAGCGCGGCTCCAAGACCTTAAAAACAGACAAAATAGTCTGGAGACCGACGACGAAGGCCTTATCCATTGGTGGCGTGACGTGCAAGACAGCCTCATCGCTTCTACTTTTGATGTATACGATGAAGCGCTCAAGCGCGGGCTGGCAAAAGAGGTCGCACGGGCCGTGCTGCCCGAGGGCTTAACCCAAACACGATTATACATGACCGGGTCCATCCGTTCGTGGATACACTACTGTGAGCTGCGGTCCGGGCCTGAGACGCAGAAGGAACACCGCGAGGTTGCGCGGGCCGCGGCCAAGGCCCTGACTCCGGTCTTTCCCTTGATTATGGATTTCGTGCAATGACGCTCAAAAATGACAAAAAAAATGAC